TCGTCTGTATGATATCCCTTATATGTGTGGGCGCATCACCCGTATTATGGGCGAGAAGAAGATGAAGCAACTTTCCCCATGGGGATTGGTTACTCACGAAGAGATTCAAATCTCTGGTCGTCAGTTCAATATCTTTGACCTTCAAGGTGTCGCCACCCTTGATTACCTGGAACTTTATAAGAAGTTTACTTATAAGGCACAGGAATCCTATCGTTTGGATTATATTGCCGAGGTAGAACTGGGTCAGAAGAAACTGGATCATAGTGAGTTTGATACCTTTCGTGACTTCTATCGTGGTAACTGGAAGAAGTTTGTAGATTACAACATCGTTGACGTGGAACTTGTTGACCGAATGGAAGACAAGATGAAATTGATTGAGTTGGCACTCACGATGGCATATACTGCCAAGGTGAACTACAATGATGTAATGTTCCAGGTTCGTATGTGGGACACCATCATCTACAACTATCTGAAGAAGAGGAACATTGTTATTCCTCCTAGAGATAGGTCTGATAAGAGTGAAAAGTATGCTGGAGCATATGTAAAAGAACCTAAACCAGGTAAGTATGATTGGGTCGTGTCTTTTGACCTTAACTCTCTGTATCCTCACTTGATGATGCAGTATAATATTTCACCTGAAACTTTGATTGAGGAGAAGCATCCATCAGTTACTGTTGATAAAATTCTCAATAAAGAACTTACCTTTGAGATGTATAAGGACTATTCTGTATGTGCCAATGGTGCCATGTACAGAAAAGACATTAAGGGTTTCCTACCTGAATTGATGGAGAAGATGTATGCTGAACGAGTCATCTTTAAGAAACGAATGCTTACTGCCAAGCAGCAGTACGAGAAGACGCCTACTGTGGCACTTGAAAAGGAAATCGCTAGATGTAACAACATTCAAATGGCGAAGAAGATTGCTCTTAATAGTGCTTATGGCGCTATCGGTAATCAATATTTCAGGTACTTTAAGTTAGCAAACGCTGAAGCAATTACGCTTTCTGGGCAAACTTCTATCCGTTGGATTGAGAACCGTGTGAATGAGTATATAAATAACTTGCTCAAAACAAATAGTATCGATTATGTTATCGCATCCGATACTGACTCAATCTATATTAATTTCGGACCTCTTGTTGATAAATTTTATAGTAGTCGTATTAGCGAAACGACTAAACTTGTGGAAATCATTAACACGATCTGTGAAGAGAAGTTGGAACCGTTCATCGAATCCTCTTATCAAGACCTTGCGACGTATGTGAATGCTTACGAGCAGAAGATGCAGATGAAGCGGGAGAACATCGCTGAACGTGGTATCTGGACTGCGAAGAAGAGATACATCCTCAATGTCTGGGATAGTGAGGGTGTGCGGTATGAAGAACCTAAATTGAAAATGATGGGCATTGAGGCGGTTAAGTCGTCTACTCCTGCTCCCTGTAGGAAGATGATTAAAGATGCCTTACATCTAATGATGAGTGGCACAGAAGATGAAGTGATTGACTTTATTGATGATGCTAGGGTGAAGTTTAGGAAGATGTCCCCAGAAGAGATTGCTTTCCCAAGGTCAATCTCTGATGTGAATAAACATAAGAACCATGCTACAATCTATGGAAAAGGTTGTCCCATGCATGTTCGTGGTGCTTTACTCTATAATTACTATATAAAGGAGAAGGGATTGACAAACAAGTATTCTCTTATCAATAATGGTGAGAAGATTAAGTTTGTCGCATTGAAAAAGGCAAATCCAATCAGAGAGAATGTAATATCTTTCATCTCGGATTTCCCTCATGAGTTGGGTCTTGACAAGTATATCGATTATGATTTACAATTCAACAAGGCATTTTTAGAACCTGTAAAGGTCATACTTGACGCCATTGGATGGAACGTTGAGAAAGTTGTAAACCTAGAACTATTTTTTGGATAATGGATTTCCTCAAAGATATTGTAAAAGAGATTGGAGATGACTACACAAAACTCGCAGCAGACATCGATGATACCGAAACGTTTGTGGACACGGGTTCTTACATTTTTAATTCACTGGTCTCAGGTAGCGTATTTGGTGGTGTTTCTGGGAATAAGATTACTGCCATTGCTGGGGAGTCTTCTACTGGCAAAACTTTCTTCTCTCTCGCCGTTGTCAAAAATTTCCTTGATTCTAACCCTGACGGGTATTGTTTATATTTTGACACTGAAGCCGCTGTTAATAAAAATCTTATCGCAAGTCGGGGTATTGACCTCCAACGGTTTGTCGTTGTCAATGTTGTAACCATTGAAGAGTTCCGCACCAAGGCACTCAAAGCGGTAGACATTTATCTTAAAACCCCGATAGAGGATCGCAAACCATGTATGTTTGTGCTAGACTCATTGGGGATGCTTTCCACGGAGAAAGAAATTAGAGATGCTCTTGACGACAAACAGGTTCGCGACATGACCAAATCGCAACTTGTCAAGGGTGCTTTCAGGATGCTTACCTTGAAACTTGGTCAAGCAAATATTCCACTCTTAGTAACAAACCACACCTACGATGTCATCGGAACTTATGTCCCTACTAAGGAAATGGGAGGCGGCAGTGGCCTCAAGTATGCCGCGTCTACGATCATTTATCTCAGCAAGAAAAAAGAAAAGGATGGAACGGAAATTGTCGGAAATCTTATCAAGGCTAAGACGCACAAGTCGCGTTTAAGTAAGGAGAACAAGGATGTTACTATACGTCTTTATTACGATGAGCGTGGTCTTGATCGATATTATGGTCTTCTTGAACTCGGTGAGATTGGCGGACTTTGGAAAAATGTAGCAGGTCGTTATGAGATTGATGGTAAGAAAGTGTATGCCAAAGCGATTCTGAAAGATCCTGAAACATACTTTACTGAGGAGGTTATGGAAAAGTTGGATGCTATTGCTAGGGAGGAGTTTTCTTACGGTTCATGAATGTACTTGACTTTGTTCTAAAAATTGATAATGTACTACCTGATAATATATGTGATGAACTAATTAAACTCTTTGAAGAAAGTGAACATAAAGATAGATTAGAAAGGGAAGGATATCCAAACTGGACTAATCTTTTTATTTGTAATCACCATCCTAAAGCAGAAGAAAAACTCAACAACGTATACTTAGCAGTTGCTCGTAAGTATCAGGAATGGTTAGGCGAGTATGGACTTTACTTCAATACAAGAGACTTTGACTTTGAAGGTTCTAATATAAAAAAGTATGTTGGTGGAACCGATGATGTATACAAGAGACATGCTGATGTAGGATGTGTTGGTACAAGTCGGAGATTTGTTGCAATGTTATTCTATCTCAATGACGATTTTGAAGGTGGAGAGACTATCTTTTATCCTGAAATGTCAATTAGACCCAAGAAAGGATCTGTGATAGTATTTCCTCCGTACTGGATGTTTCCTCATGAAGGCACCCCTGTAATCAAGGGTGAGAAATACATCATGTCAACATATTGTCTTTGGAATCATAAAGGAATTTAGAATGGACAAGATTGAGTTTTTAATTTTGAGAAACCTTCTTCACAATGAAGAGTTTTGGAGAAAGGTTATCCCTTTTGTGAAGTCTGAATATTTTGAAGATAGTAATCAAAAAATTGTATACGAGGAGATTCAGTCTTTTGTTACTCAATACAATGATATTCCTACCAAAGAGGTTTTGAACATTGAGGTTGAGAAACGCAATGATATCAATGAGCAGGTTTTTCAGCAGATTTCAAAAGTCATCAGTTGTCTTGATAGTGAACCTGTTGACCTAGAATGGTTGATGGATACCACTGAAAAATGGTGTCGTGATCGTGCTATATATCTGGCACTCCTTCAGTCAATTGGTATCGCTGATGGGAATGATGAGAAAAGAACAGCTGATGCTATTCCTTCAATTTTGTCGGAAGCTCTTGCTGTCTCTTTTGATAATCACATTGGACATGATTACCTAGAAGATTACGAAGAGAGATATGATTCCTACAACAGGAAAGAATCCAGGATTCCGTTTGACCTTGAATTCTTTAACAGGATTACCAAAGGTGGTCTTCCTAATAAAACACTCAATATTGCTCTTGCTGGCACTGGTGTTGGCAAGTCTTTGTTTATGTGTCATATGGCTTCTGCTGTTCTACTTCAGAATAAAAACGTATTGTATATTACTGCTGAGATGGCTGAGGAGAAGATTGCGGAACGTATTGACGCAAATCTTTTGAATGTAAATATTCAAGATCTTGCTGATCTTCCCAAACAAATGTTTGAGAGTAAAGTTAATAACGTTGCTCAAAAGACACAGGGAACTCTTATAATTAAAGAATACGCAACGGCATCAGCACATGCTGGACACTTTAGGTCACTTCTTAATGAACTTGCACTTAAGAAGTCATTTAGACCTGATATTATTTTTATTGATTACCTTAATATATG